GTGGTGGACCGTAATGTGGCACAGTCGTGTGCAAACTCCATTCGTCGGTATGTGGATCAAAAGGGGCTGACGGGACTGGTGTTTGCGTCATGCCACTACGACATTATTGAGTGGCTGCGCCCTGACTGGATCTTTGACACAAACACCAACCGCATGGTTGGAAGGGGGTTGGAAAGGCGACCCGAAATCGTCTTGGAGATGCTTCCTTGCGGGGCAGAAGCGTGGGCAATGTTCCGCAACCATCACTATCTTGACGGAAACCTCAATAAAAGTGCACGGTGTTGGCTATTTACCTGGAACGACACCCCCATCGGCTTCACTTCAGCAGTCACTCTTCCAAGCGGAACCTTGAAACGAGCGTGGCGCGAACACCGTACCGTTGTACTGCCTGACTTCCAAGGCTTGGGATTGGGTGTTCGTATTTCAGACGCAACGGCTGAAGTGTTTGTGCGTGACGGGTGCAGATATTTCTCAAAGACTGCACACCCACGAATGGGTGAGTACCGCAACCGCTCGCCCCTGTGGAAGCCCACCACAAAGAACGGCATCTCTCGACAAGACTACAAGACGCGGCTTTCTAACTTTGAAGGCAGATATCAGATGAAACACGCAGACCGTGTGTGCTACTCACACGAATACATTGGAGGACTGAAATGACTTTACGGGATTGGAGCATGATTGTTTTGGGATATTTGCTTGCACAAACCCTGCGGTTTGCGTGGCGTGAATGGGGAATCAAAAAGTAAAGGAGAGCGAATGAGTAAATTTAAGCCAATTGGAAAGTGGATTTGGGTACAGTCGCACCTCGGTGGAGAAACAAAAACTGAATCGGGTGTGATCTACAACGAAATAGTGCGTTCTCAATACATTTGGGCTACCGTTGTGGCAATCGGTGATAAACTAACCGAAGACATACAGGTTGGTGACAAGATCCTGTGGGATCGTACACAGAATCGTGGTCAGGGACATGACGGCAAGGACATGGTTCATCAGGACTGGGTAGCACTCGTTGAGCGATAAGGACACACTTGGACTTCTACACTTACGTTGATATTCGCGGTGGAAACATCCTGTACCGTGGTTGGAAGAACGGGCAGAGGCAACACCTCCGCGTTCCGTTCTCGCCCACGCTATATGTGCCTGCAAAGGACGCGGGTGAGTTCACCACCATCAACGGTAAGCCCGTTCAGCCCATTCAGTTTGACGGCATCGGGGAAGCGCGTGAGTTTATTGATCGCTTCAAGGAAGTGTCCAACTATCCTATTTACGGGAACACTAACTTTGTGTACCAGTACCTGTACAGGGAGTTCCCTGACGAAGTACAGTACCGAATGGACGGCTTGCGTATTGCCACCATTGACATTGAAACTTCTTGCGAGGGCGGGTTCCCAACACCAGAGTCACCTGATGAAAAGGTGATTGCCATCACGGTCACACAAGGGGGCAAGACCTATGTGTTTGGTTTGGGTAACTTCAGCATAGAGGGAGAGGGAGTTCATGCCATCCCATACGAGGACGAGCGAGAACTACTGGAGGGATTCGTCTCTCTGTGGAAGTCGCTTGATCCGGACATCGTGACGGGATGGAACATCAGGTTCTTCGACATTCCGTACCTTGTGGCACGGATGAATCGTCTTGAGGACGGATGGGCAAACTCCCTCTCTCCCTGGGGTCGGCTGCGGGAAACCGTGGTGAATCGCATGGGACGGGATCAGACCGCGTACATCATTAGCGGTATTGCCACCCTTGACTACTACGAACTGTACCAAAAGTTCACGTATGTAAAGCAGGAGTCGTACTCCCTAAACCACATTTCCAAGGTGGAGTTGGGTGAGGAGAAGCACTCATACGGCGAGTACGAAACCATTCAAGAGTTCTACACACAAGACTTCCAAAAGTTTGTTGAGTATAACGTGCAAGACGTTCGGCTCGTAGACAAACTGGAGTCCAAACTGAAACTCATGGAACTAGCAGTAGCCCTTGCGTATTCAGCCCGTGTAAACTTTGAGGATGTGTTTTCTCAAGTCCGCACATGGGATGCCATCATCCACCACCACCTGATGAGCAAGGGCATGGTGATTCCACAGAAGCAGGACAACCGCAAGGACGATCAGTACGCGGGTGCGTATGTGAAAGATCCCCTTGTGGGCAAGCACGATTGGGTGGTGAGTTTTGACTTGAACTCGCTGTATCCCCACCTCATCATGCAGTTTAATGTATCGCCCGAGACAAAGACCGCACACTTTGGGCGTGGTAGTGTTACTCCTGAATCGGTGCTGAACAGCGATCCCAAGATTGCAGAAGTCACCTCACGCGCCCGCGAACACGGGGTGTCTGTTGCGGCAAACGGTGTTGCGTTCACAAACGCGCGTCAAGGGTTCTTGCCTGAACTCATGGAGAAGATGTACGCAGAACGCAAGCACTTCAAGGGGCTGATGATTGCTGCACAGAAGCGGCTTGTTGAACTGGGCAAGGACGCAAGTCCTGTGCAGCGACAGGAAATTGAGTACGAGATTTCCAAGTACCACAACTTCCAGTTGGTGCGTAAGATCCAGTTGAACTCCGCATACGGTGCAATCGGTAACGAATACTTCCGCTTTTTTGATGTGGAACTGGCTGAAGCCATTACTCTGTCAGGGCAGTTGAGCATCCAATGGATTGGTGAAGCACTGAACCGCTTCCTGAACAAAGCCCTGAAGACGAACGGCGAGGACTACGTGATTGCGTCCGACACCGACTCTGTGTACTTGCGACTGGGCGCGGTTGCGGGGATGTGCAAGGACACAGACACAGGCAAGCGGGTGGACTTCTTGAACGACTTCTGTGAACGGGTGTTGCAGCCGTTTATCGACAAGCAGTTTGCGGAACTGGCGTCCAACTTGAACGCCTACGAGAACAAGATGGTCATGGGCAGAGAAGTGATTGCACAAACAGGTGTGTGGACCGCGAAGAAGCGGTATATGCTGTCCGTGTGGGACGCTGAAGGGGTTCGGTACAAGACTCCCAAGTTCAAGATCATGGGCATGGAAACCGCAAGGTCGTCCACCCCTGCGTATGTTCGTAAGGCACTAAAGTCTGCAATCGAAATGGTGCTGATGCGCGACGAAGCCACGCTTCAGGCGTTTGTAAAGCAGACACAGCAGGAGTTCAAGACCCTTTCGGTGGAGGACATTTCGTCGCCCCGATCAGTTTCAGAAATGGACAAGTGGCGCAGCAGCGGGACTATTTACAAGAAGGCTACGCCCATCGCGGTAAAGGCTGCACTCCTGTACAACCACCTTCTTGCAAAGCATAAATTGGAGCGCAAGTATCGTGGGATCAATGAGGGAGAAAAGATGAAGTTTATCTACTTGAAGTCTCCCAATCCGCTTCACGACACAGTAATTGGATTTCCCGTGAACCTGCCAAAGGAGTTTGGACTGGAGCGATACGTGAATCGTGACTTGCAATTTAGTAAAACCTTCTTGGAGCCACTACGCGCAATTACTGATGCGGTGGGGTGGAGTCCGGAAGAACGAGCGTCGTTGGATTCTTTGTTCGCGTGAGCAAAGAAAGGTATATTTCACAGTGGACACAGCCTCTACATACGGTAGAGTATGAGTGAAAGGAAACAGATGGCTACAAAGATTATCAAGATGCGTAGTGGTGAAGAAGTGGTTGCGGACGTTACGGAGTCCATTGACGGCTCGTCAGTGCTGCTGAAGAACCCGTGTATGTTCGTGCCTGTGCGCCGTCCCGAAGGCAACAGCCTTGCGATGGTCCCCTGGTCTGCATTGATTGACACCGATCAGCCTGTTCGTGTTCCGGTTGACGGTATTCTGTTCACAGCAGAACCTCTGCCCCAGTTGCTCAACGAGTACAATTCACAGTTCGGTGGCTTGGTTGTGCCAACAAAGCCAAGCCTTGCCGTGCCGACACTGAAGTTGACGGATGAGTGATCAACTGGAACCACAGCACAGAGAGTACCTGAAGAGTCTGGTTGAGGCTCGTCAGGTGCTTCTCCGTGCGGAAATCAAGCGGATGCTTGCAGACAAACACGGCACTCTGCAAGGCATCCGCGAAAGTGAAAGCGAATTGTTGTGGACGGAAAAGGTACTACAGAAACTGGAGAACAAATGAAACTAAAGGACATTCTAAAGGCAGCAGGCAACAAGTACGCAACGGTGGCTTCCGAGGGTTTGGAAGGCAGCGATGTGAAGGGCTTTATCTCAACGGGGTCGTATGCGTTCAATGCTCTGTTGAGCGGGTCGATCCACGGTGGTATTCCTGACAACAAGATTGTTGCCCTTGCAGGAGAGCAAGCCACAGGCAAGACTTACTTTGCCCTGAATGTGGTGCGTGAATTCCTGAATTCCGATCCCAACGCAATGGTCATGTACTTTGACACGGAGCAAGCCATTACTTCCGATCTGCTGCGGGATCGTGGCATTGACACCGACCGCGTTGCTGTGCTGCCCGTGGCTACCGTTGAGGAGTTCCGCCACCAGTGCGTCCTGTCCGTGGACAAGTACCTTGAAGGGGACAAGGATTCTCGTCCCCGCATGATGATCGTGTTGGATTCCCTTGGAATGTTGTCCACCGAGAAGGAGATGAACGACACTGCGGAGGGCAAGAACACCCGTGACATGACTCGCGCACAGGTCACGAAGGCAGCGTTCCGCGTTCTGACCATCAAGTTGGGTCACGCACGGATTCCCCTGCTGATGACAAACCACACCTACGATGTGGTGGGTGCGTATGTCCCCACGAAGGACATGGGTGGCGGC